CGAGAACGCGCACCGTCGCAGTTCAGGAGTTTTCAGGGGCCGGCACGATAGAATCCAAACAAGGGGGAAAATATGATCAACGAAAGTCTGAAGAGCTTGGCCACGCCAATCGACGACTTGCACACACTGCCCGGCAATCCACGCAGGGGCGACATCGCGGCCGTTGCCCGGTCGCTCGAGCGCTTCGGCCAGCGCAAGCCGATCGTTGCCAAACACAGCGACGGAACCATCATCGCCGGCAACCACACATGGCAAGCAGCCAAGCAACTCGGCTGGAGTGAGATCGCCGTCGTTTGGACAGACGACGATGACAACACAGCCCACGCATTCGCACTGGCCGATAACCGAACCGCCGAGCTTGGAACCTACGACGAAGACGCGCTTCGAGAGATGATCGCGCAGCTCGTAAACGTTGACCCAGAATTAGTAAGCGACGCCGGCTACAGCCAGGAAGCGATCGCAGAGATTCTCAAGATTCCGGTCGAAGAGATTCCAATGGCCGGCGACTTAGATGCAGCACCAGTAAAGTCAAGAACCGCGCACAGCATCGAAGGCGACACATGGATCCTCGGGCCGCATCGCCTCGTTGTTGGAGATTCAACAAACCCGGAAATTATAAACAAGGCACTCGGCGGCAAACTTGCAGATTGCATCTTCACCGATCCGCCATACAACGTCGCATACACCGGCGGAACAAACGAGAACCTAACAATTCAGAACGACTCGATGAGCGACTTAGAATTCGAATCGTTTCTCCTTGCAACCTACGGAGCGATGTACGCAAACGCGAAAGAGGGCTGCCCGATTTATGTCTGCCACGCAGATGGAAGCAGCGTCACATTCAGATCAGCGTTCAAGACTTCCGGATTTATGCTCAAGCAAATTCTTATCTGGGTGAAAGACAACTTCACACTCAGCCGCCAGGATTACAACTGGCAGCATGAACCAATCATCTACGGATGGAAACCAGGAGCAGCACATCCCTGGTTTGGCCCATTCAACGACTCAACCGTTCTCGACTTCGCAACGAAGGACTTGGACACATTGAGCAAGACAGAACTCGTAAAGATAATCGAAACAGCCAGAGAGTCTTCGACAATTATCCGCGAGCCACGTCCACGCAGAAATTCAGAACACCCGACCATGAAGCCCATCAACCTCATCACTCGAATATTGAGCAACTCGGCGAATCGTGACTCGGTTGTTCTGGATCCATTTGGCGGATCAGGTTCCACACTTGTAGCAGCTCACACACTCGGAATGACCGCAGCACTTGTAGAATTGGATCCCATATACGCAGACGTTATCTGCAAGCGCTGGCAAGAACTGACTGGAATTCTTCCAATCAATGAACTCACCGGCAAGCCTTACGATTTCATAGGAAGCGACAATGCCTAATCCCCCAAAGACAATCGAGCAGAAGCGCAAACTTGGTAACCCAGGAAAGCGACCACTTCCAGATAAAGCAAACCTGATCGCATTACCAATGGCGCAGCAAACACCAGAACCACTTCGCCCACTTGGATCAGAAGGCGAGAAGATGTGGGAACGAATCTGGCAAGCAGGACGCGCATGGATTTCTCCAACCACAGACATCGAACACGTGATGATTCTCTGCGAAACGATGGATGAGCGCGTTCAACTTCGAGCGATAGTTTTCAGAGGTGGAGAATGGCGCGACCGCGTCGCATTGCGCCACCTCGATCACCAGATAACCGCAATGCTTTCATTGATCGCATTCAACCCGGTCGAGCGTTCGCGCCTCGGACTTGCAGAAGTGCAAGCACAGACTCGCATCCAGGAACTGATGACGCGAGCACGTGGCTAAGAAGAAAATACAATCATGGCCGCCGCGTTGGATAACGCCGGTGGACTTGGCAGACCGCAAACGCGGTGACGGCCCTTTATATTCTGAATTTGCAGAAGCCGTATGCAGAGTAACCAAAGACTCCGTCGCAGCACCAGCCGGCGAACTTTTACACCTGCGCGATTGGCAGAAGGAACTTCTCAACTACGCACTAGCACGCAGGCCAGATGGCAGGATGAAACACAGAGTCGCCCTAATCGGCATGGCGAGAAAAAATGGAAAGAGCGCACTTGCAGCTTCGATGGGATTATCGGCGCTCACACTTGGCGGCAACGGCTCAGAAATTTATTCATGCGCAGCAGATCGAGATCAGGCTCGCATCGTATTCGGAACAGCAAAGCGCATGGTTGAACTTGACCCGGAACTTTCTTCGATGTTCACCCTTTACCGCGACGTAATCGAATACAAAGACAAGGGATCCGTTTACCGAGCACTTTCAGCAGAGGCATACACGAAAGAAGGACTCAACCCTTCACCGATCGTAATCTTTGACGAAGTCCACGCACAGCCAAACCGCGAACTCTGGGATGTTATGTCGCTCGCAGGTGGCGCACGATCCGATTCACTTCTCCTCGGCATAACGACAGCAGGAGTAAAGACGCAAGCAAACGGCCAGGACAGCCTCGCCTATTCGTTATATCAATACGGACAGAAGCTCGTAAAGGGAGAACTTACAGATCCGTCGTTCTTCTTCGCCTGGTGGGAACCAAAGAACCCAGAAGCAGACCACCGAGATAAGCAGCTCTGGATTGAATCAAATCCCGGCTTCGCAGACATCGTCGATGCCGAAGATTTCGAGAGCGCAGTCTTGAGAACGCCAGAAGCAGAATTCAGAACCAAGCGCACGAATTGCTTCGTATCAACAGCAACCGCCTGGCTTCCAACAGGATCATGGGAAGCGTTGATCGACGCAGAGAGAATGCCAGAACCAGGCGAAGACGTAATCCTCGCATTTGATGGAGCGTTCTCAAACGACAGCACCGCGCTAATCGCCTGGCTGCTTGGCGGCGACAAACCGCACCTGATGGTTGTAGGAATCTGGGAGCGACCAGACGACGCAGAGCAGGGATGGCACGTGCCGGTGGCAGAAGTCGAACAGACGATCATCGACACATTCAGAAATAGCAACTTCCAAACCAAAGAGATCGTCTTCGACCCGGCGCGATGGCAGCGCACCTTTATGGTTCTAGATGAGCAAGGAATGCCAGTCGTTTCTTACCCGAACAGCGCAGAGCGCATGGTTCCAGCAACGCAAAAATTCTACGAAGCCGTAGTGAATCAAAGCTTCACCCACGATGGCGATGAAAGAATGGCAAGGCACATAACAAACTGCGTCACGAAGCAATCATCTCGGGGCGTTATGGTTGCGAAAGCAAGCTCGAAGCGGAAAGTCGATGCGGCCGTAGCAGCAATCTTCGGATACGACAGAGCAACGCAACCACCAGAACCAAAGCCACCAGTGGCCAGGTTCTTCTCGGTTCAACTTTAGGAGCGCAATGAAAAAAATAGATTTCTCACTCGTCGCAGAAGTGACTGGCGTAGCATTAGCAACCACAGGAATCGCAATGCTCTCATTGCCGATCGCATTAATTACACTAGGAACATTTCTAGTATGGATAACAGAAAAGGCTAACTGATGAGTCTATCGAAGCGAATCAAAGCAGCAGAGCAGAAGCGCGTCAACACTAACCAAAGCCAATGGGTCGAACCACTTATCCCAGGACGCCCTGCTTTCATGGCCCCATCTGGAATCGATGTAAACGCAGACTCCGCAATTCGCATGTCGACAGTTTATGCATGCGTGCGATTGCTCGGCGATACGATTTCCTCTTTACCACTTGCAGCCTACGTGCGACGCGGAAGAAACAGAATCTCATACGCTAACGTTTACGGAGAGCAACCAGCCTGGATCAACAAACCAAATCCAGAGGCATCACGCCTAGAATTTTACGAGCAGATAATCGCTTCGCTTAACATTCATGGAAACGCTTTCATTCTTACAGTCCGCGACGACATGGACGAAGTACAAGAGGTCTACTGCATTCACCCGGACGACGTTCGCATTGAACGCCCACGTCCAGGAGAACCAATCATCTACAAGATGAAAGACCCAGAAGGAACCTTCTCGCGCATTTTGACGTCACGCGATATGAAACACATTCCACTCTTCAGACTTCCTGGATCCCTTTACGGCCTCGGCCCAATCGGAGCAGCTCGACTCACAATCGGCGCAGCGATGGCAGCAGACACATACGCAGCCGCATACTTTGGCAACGCAGCAAACCCAGGCGGCGTCATTGAAGTGCCGGGCGAATTAACAGAAGAGCAGGCAGGCGACATCGGCCGCGATTGGAACATCACCCACACAGGGCCGTACCGCGCAGGCAAGATCGGAATCCTTTCAGGCGGCGCACAATTTAGACCGCTGACACTTAACGCAGCAGACGCGCAGCTCTTAGAAGCCAGAAGATTCAACGTCGAAGACATTGCCAGATTATTCAGAGTGCCAATCAGCCTGCTAGGACACCCAGTAGCAGGAGCGATGTCATTCGCCAGCGTTGAAGCGCAGAACCTTTCATTCGTGCAGCATTCACTTCGCCCATTATTGGAACGAATCGAACAATCAATGTCCGAATTACTTCCAGAGCCGGACGGCTTCATCAAATTTAATCTTGACGCATTGCTTCGAGGAACCACACTCGAGCGCTTCGACGCCTACACGAAGGGCCTTCGCGAAGGATTCCTATCATTAAATGACGTGCGAGCCGTCGAAGATTTAGCGCCACTCGGCGACGCCGGAGATCAATTCAGAGTGCCACTCCAGAACATCGACGCATCAGATGCGCCAGATGTAGGACTCAAACTTCGAGCAGAGATCGCGGCGATGTTGATCCAGGTCGGCTTTGATCCAAAGGCCGTAACAGAAGCCGTCGGATTACCAGAGATGACCCACACAGGCCTACCTTCAACCCAGCTGCAACAGATCTCCACAATTGACCCAGGAGATCCAGCTTCAGTATATGAGGTCAAATAAATGCCTTATTTCATAAGCGACAAGCAGAGCGACTGCGCAGGATGGGCAACCGTTAAAGAAGAAGCAGACGGCACATACACCACAATCGGATGCCACGAAAATAAGCAGGATGCAATTGACCAGATGGTGGCCACTTCGATCGCAGAAGAGATGCAGCCAGGCGGAGAAGTAAGCAAGCGGCAACTTCCCGACAATTACAGGCCAGCACTTTCAGAAGATGTACCAGAAGGAAGAGCATGCGGAAATTGTTTCTTCTACAATGAAGAAAAACAAAACACAGAAGGAACGAAAGCCTGGTGCGAGCGCTGGAATGATTATGTTGATGGAGCCTATTACTGCAACGCATGGCAATCAAAAACAGACAGCAGACAAGTAGACCTCAGCGTTCCAGAATTTATCCAAGCAAATGCAAAGCGTGGACTCCAGTATCTACGCGATGGACATGGCGGCGATGGGCTGACCGAAGGAACCAAGCGAGCAGCTCGCGACATGGCAGCAGGCAACATAACCGAAAACAAGATCAGGAAGATGGCCCCCTGGTTCGCAAGGCACAAAGTCGACGGCGAAGCGCCGAAGAACAGCAACCCATCCGATCCAGGATACCCAGGCGCAGGATTAGTCGCCTGGCTTTTATGGGGCGGAGATTCAAACTTCAGCGACCGAGCACAAAACTGGGCGCAAAGGAAGATAGACGCACTCGACGCAGAAGAAGACTCAAGGAGCAAAATGACAAAGAAAATCGAACGCCGCACCTTTACGATCAAGAACGTAGAGGCACGCCAGGCAGAAGACGGAACCATGCGCCTCTCAGGATACGCCGCCGTCTTCAATAACGACAGCGTGCCGCTTCCATTCATCGAAAGAATCGCACCCGGCGCATTCAGAAAGACCCTGGCGGAAACACCAGATGTACGCCTCTTGATCAATCACGAAGGCCTACCATTGGCACGCACGAAGAACGGAACCCTTCGCCTTAAAGAAGACGAAGCCGGACTTTACATGGACGCCGATCTACCAGACACCCAGGCAGCTCGCGACCTTTACACCCTGGTCGAGCGCGGCGACGTTGACCAGATGAGCTTCGCATTCCGAGTGATCCGCCAGAAATGGAACGATATGAGAACCGAGCGCACCCTTACAGAATTATCACTTGCAGATGGCGACGTTTCAGTCGTGACTTACCCGGCCTATCCAACCACCACAGTAGAAGCCAGGGAACAATTAAAGGCAGCGATGCAAGCAGTCAAAGAAGGACGCGACATTAGTCCAGAAACGAAGATAGTTCTAGAAAATATTTTCTCCGATCTTTCAGAAGGCCACGAATACATTATGAAAGCAGCGCAGATTATGGCTGAATTTATGGCGATGGAAGATTCCACATACATGGACGAAGAAGAGGATCGCGCAGTCGACACAGTCGGCAGCTTCGTATCCTGGGATTCTTCAGGCGGCACAGCACGCGGAAAGATTGAACGAGTTGTCCGCGAAGGCTCTCTCAATGTTCCAGAAACAGATTTCACCATCAATGCAGAAGAAGACGATCCTGCTGTTTTGATTCGCCTCTATCGCGAATTGCGAGATGGCTACGTTGCGACCGACACATTGGTAGGACACAAGGCATCAACACTCACACTGATCGATGCGCTACCAGAACCAAGTCCAGAAGAAGAATCAGAGCGCAAGATTTCCCTGCGCCTTGCGCAAGCAATCGTCAACAATACAATCTAGAATTCTGCTGCAATCAGCAGATACAAAGCCGGAGCGCCTCTCGCACCCAACATGCGCCGCGAGATTAAGTGACACCACTTTGATCCAAACCCTAATCAGAAGGAGATCAACACATGTCAAAGTCTTTCCTTGATAAGTTGATCGAGCGTCGTGATGCAGTCAAGTCAGAGATGGACGCAGTTCTCGAAGCAGTAGCAGAAGAGAACCGCACTGACCTCACAGCAGAGGAAACCACAAAGGTGGATACACTCGTAGAAGAATCACGATCACTCGATACAAAAATCGAAAAGATGAAAGCGCAAGCAGATGCAGATGCAAAGGCATCAGAAATCCGCTCAGCAGTATCAGATGTCGCAATGCCACGCACTACAGGCAGCGCAACAGTTACACGCGAAGAGCGCACATACTCACCAGCATCAGATGCATCATTCGTAAAGGATGCATTTAACGCACAGTTCGCAAACGACTACTCAGCAAACGAGCGCCTCGCACGTCACATGCGTGAAGAGTCAATCGAGCGCCGCGATGTCGGAACCGCACAATTCGAAGGTCTTGTAATTCCACAATACCTCGTCGACCTTGCAGCTCCATTCGCACGCGCAGGACGTCCGTTCGCAGACTTCGCGACAAACAAGATGGCACTTCCACCAAGTGGAATGACCCTGAATATTTCTCGCATGACGACCGGAAGTTCGACTGCGGTACAAGTTACACAGAACGATGCAATCTCAGAAACAGATGTGGATGACACACTGCTCACGATTAATGTTCGTACAATCGCAGGCCAGCAAGATATTTCTCGCCAGGCAATCGAGCGCGGAACAGGCATCGACACATTCGTAATCGCTGACTTGATCAAGTCATGGCACACAACACTCGACTCACAGATCCTCAATGGCGCAGGCACAGCCGGCACAATCAAGGGCCTTCGTGCATCAGGTGGCAACGCCGTAACATTCACATCAACAGCACCAACAGTCGGATTGCTTTATCCAAAGCTTGCTGACGCGATCGCACAAATCCAGACAAACGCATTCGTTTCACCTACACACTGGGTACTTCACCCACGTCGCCTCGCTTTCTTGCTAGCAGCAGTGGACAGCACAAACCGTCCGCTTGTTGTTCCAGCAGCAAACGCACCGATGAACGCAGTAGGAGTTGGCGGAGCGCCAATCTACGGAAACTCCGGATACCAGATGCTCGGACTTCCAATCATCACCGATGCAAACATCGGAACAACATACGGAACAACAACAAACCAGGATGAGATTTATTGCGTATCAGCAAACGAATCACACCTCTGGGAGCAGCCAGGATCACCGTTCGCCCTTCGCTTCGATGCAACAGGCGCCGGAAACCTCACACTCAAGTCTGTCGTTTACGGCTACGCCGCATACACAGCAGAGCGCTACCCACTTGCAGCCTCGATCATTTCAGGCACAGGACTAGCAGCTCCAACCTTCTAAACGAAGGACAGCAATAAATTGTGCAGGGCGAGTGGCCCACCCCCCGAGTCACTCGCCCTGCACTTCTAAACAGGGGGAAACAAATGAAGACAGGACACAAAGTAACAATCGGCTCGTGCGATCCCGGATCCGTAAATGGATCCTTCGCTTTCAGATTAATACAGCTCGCGCAAGCAAGGAGCAGCAGACTAGGGCCATTCGTAAGAATTAAAGGCTCTGGACTTTTATCCAAGCAGCGCAACCGAGTGGTGAAACAATTTCTAGATAACACAGACAGCGACTGGCTTCTGATGTTGGACTCAGATGAACAGATCACCGTTCCAGCATTTGACGCCTTGATCGACACAGCCCATGACAAAGAGCGGCCAATCGTCGCAGGCCTTGTCTTTGCAGGATTTGGAGTGCCAGGCAAGCCTTACCCAAAGCCAGTCCCGGCGATATTCCAGGACTCAGAGAAGGGCTTCCTTCCACTTTACAAATACGACAAGAACGCAGTCTTCGAAATTGACGCAGCAGGAACAGGATGCCTGCTCGTTCACCGAAGCGTTCTGGAGAAGATGCGCGAAGTGGCAGATCCAAACCAGGGCAAAGAATGGTGCTGGTTCTGGGATGGGCCAGTAAACGGAGAATGGATCGGCGAGGATTTATTATTCTGCCGAAGGGCAAAGTCGCTCGGATTCAAGATCCACGTAAACACCGCCGCGATATTGCCACACCAGAAGAGCTTCTGGATGGAAGAGATTCATCATGATATTTGGAAAGATTAAGAAGACCCGGCGCAAGCCGGCAAAGGAAACAGCAACCGCCGATCCCAAACTAGAACGCGCAATGCTGCCGAAACCGGAAAGAAGGACGAAGCGTGGCCCTAACTAATGCCTATTGCACCCTGGCCGAATTAAAGGCCTCGCTTGCGATCACTGACAGCGTGGACGACACCCCACTGGAAGCAGCGATAACAGCAACCAGCCGAATGATTGACGACTACACAGGCCGCTTCTTTTACCGCAACGGAACGACGCAATCACCAGTGGCCCGTTATTACACCCCACTCGATCCCTGGACGATGAACATGGACGATAACGTTTCGATCACCGAAGTAGCCACAGACGACAACTTCAACCAGACATGGGATACCGTCTGGTCGACCAGCGACTACATGCTCGAACCAGTGAACAACCCACAGCGCGGATGGCCAGTAAACCGCATCCTTGCAATCGGCCGATACGTTTGGCCTTATTATTTGCCACAGGCATGCCGAATCACCGGCGTCTGGGGATGGAACGCAGTACCAGCAGAGATCAACATGGCAACCTTGATCCAATCAGCTCGATTATTTACACGCCGCCAGTCGCCATTCGGAATCGCAGGAAGCCCGGACTTAGGCACAGTGCGCCTCACAGCCAAACTAGACGCAGACGTTGAAGCCTTGCTTCGACCATTCCGCAAGAACAATGGGCTGGCTAAATAATGCCGATGCAACCAAGCCAGGTGCGAGATGCACTAAAAACAAGACTTCAAACCATCTCAGGCCTTCGCGCCTACGATGTGATTCCAGAACCAGTAACACCGCCATGCGCGATCGTGGGCCAGCTCGACTTCACATTCGACATCGATAACGCCCGGGGATTAGACCAAGCAAACGTCGACATTTATGTGATCGTCCAGCGCTTCTCAGAGCGAGCAGGCCAGGACAAGCTCGATGGATACCTTGCAGGCACAGGAGCAACATCCATCAAAGCAGCGATAGAGGCAGATAGAACGCTCGGCGGAACATGCCAGACATTGCGAGTGATTGGCGCAGAGTCCGGAACATACGACTCGCAATCGAACACATTCCTCTCTTACCGATACCGCCTAACAATCTACGGATAAGGAACCGACATGACATACACAGTAACCTCAAAGCGAGAAGTCTGCGGCAAGACCACAGGCGACACAATCACCGCAAAAGAATTGCAAGATGCAGGAGTCAGCGCAGAAACTCTGATCGCCGGCAACCACATCAAAGCAAGCAACACAGCACCACAAATCCCATCCATCAAAACAGAAACAGAAGAAGGAGCGACAAAATAATGCCTCGCATAGTTCTCACTAACGCATTTATCTCCGTCGGCGGAGTGGATCTGAGCGATTTGGTCGCATCAGTAACACTCTCGGAAACATTCGACGTCGTCGAAACCACCGCATTCTCATCAACAGCCGCGAAGACACGTGTGGCTGGATTAGAAGACAATTCAATCACCCTGGAATTTCACCAGGACTACGCAACCAGCGAAGTGGAGCAGACAATCTATCCACTTCTCGGAACACCAGCAGCAGTGATCGTCAAGCCAAACGGCTCCGCCACTGGCGCATTCAATCCAAGTTATACCTGCTCTGCTATTATTTCAGAGTGGACTCCGATCAACGGATCCGTCGGTGAATTGGCAACAGCAAGTGTGACTTGGCCAGTAACCGGAGCAATCACAAAGGCGGTCGTATAATGCCAAGACTTGTACTAACAAACGCATCTGTTGTATTTGGAAGCACCGATCTCTCGGATTATATTTCGAGCATCTCTCTAAATTCAACATTTGATATCGTAGAAACCACTGCATTCGGAAACACCGCGAAGACACGTGTGGCCGGACTTGCAGACAATTCTGTGACGTTCGAATTTCACCAGGACTATGCAACAGGAGAAGTAGAACAAACAATCTATCCACTTCTCGGAACAGCAGTCAGCGTGGTAGCAAAGCCAGTCGCAGGAACAACAACAACAATCAATCCGCAGTACGCATTCTCGGCGCTTGTTTCAGAATGGACTCCTATAAATGGTTCCGTCGGTGAATTAGCGACAGCAAGTGTAACTTGGCCGATCTCCGGCGCAATTACGAAGACAACAACCTAAAGAAAGTAGGGGGAAAAGATGGATGGATTAAATATCAAAGTCAAGACGACTGATGGCGTGGAAAAAACGTTCTCATTACGGCCACGCATCATCGTCGACTTCGAACAGAAGTACGGCAAAGGCCTAGCCAAACTCATCGGCGAAGAGCAGAAGCTCGAACATATCTATTATCTCGGATGGCTTGCACTTAGATCCAACGGAGTGGTTGTGAAACCATTCGGGCCAGATTTTCTAGATACGCTCGAAGGAGTGCAACTAGATACAGACCCAAATTCCGAATCCACAGAGATAGCCTGACCTATTCAATAGCAGCAGTTTCTGTGGAAACAGGACTAGATCCGATTTCATTATTGGATGCACCAGATGGCATCCTTGAAGCGATCGTGATTTATCTTAAAGAGAAAGCAAAGGCGGCAAACAAACATGGCAAATGACGTCGTAGTAATTAACGGCATCAAAGAAACCACCGCCGCCTTGAAGAAGTTCGACAAGGACGCAGCTCGTCGCCTGAACAAAGTAATCAACGACGAGCTGCGCCGAGCCGAAGGAGATGCCAAAGAGCAGATCCCAGACAAGCCGCCGATGAGTGGATGGCGAACAGTGGCCGCAAAGAACCCCAAAAAGGGCGTCAGAGGTGGCCAGGGCTGGCCAGCATGGGATCCGCAAGCCATTCGCCAGGGCATCGTAAAGACGCGCTCAGAAGGCCGCGTGAGGTCGGATTACACCACCAGCGCCGGCGCACTCTTCAACAAGACCGCCTCGGGCGTTATCTTTGAAATTGCAGGACGCAGGACACCAGGGCAAGGAACAGGACGCCAGCTCATCACCGTCATGGAAGATCGCTTCCGCAAAGCCAGCCGAGGAATATGGGCCGTCATTGATCGCGATCGCCCTAGAATTCTTGCCAATGTAAGAGCCGCAATGAATGACGCACAGAAGACCCTGCAAGCCAATTTTAACAAAGAGAAGGGATAACCGAGCATGGCAATAGGCGCAGTAACCGCCCGGATTATCACCCAATACTCAGACAAGGGCAGCAAGGCAGCAAGCCGCGATATCAACAAGCTCGGAAAATCTTTCGACAAATTCGCAGGCAAGGTAGGCAAGGCATTCGGCATAGCAGCAGCAGCCAGCGCCGCATTCGCAATCAAGATCGGCACAGATGCCGTCAAGGGCGCGATGGCAGATCAGAAACAGCAAGTCGCTCTCGCAACTGCGCTACGCAATACAACAGGAGCAACAAACGAAGCAATCGCTGCCACAGTCAAATACCTAGATGCTAAAGAATTATCAGTAGGCGTAGATAATGAAGAATTGATCCCATCTCTTCAAACTTTGGTACAAGCAACCAAAGACGTCACGCAAGCACAGATACTACAAAATCTTGCCCTAGATATTTCTGCCGGAACCGGTAAAAATTTAGAAGCGGTTTCACTTGCCCTCGCCAAAGCACTCGGCGGTAACGTTGGCGCACTTACCAGACTCGGCGTGCCACTTGATGCAGCAGCAGTGAAGTCCAAAGACCTCAATGCAATTCTGGTATCACTCGGCGAAACTTTTGCAGGGCAGGCAGGCAAACGCGCTGAAACCTTCGAATTTAGAATGATGCGTTTACAGTTAGCCTTTAACCAAGTCCTCGATCAACTGGGATACGCATTCATTCCAGTCTTGGAAAACTTCGCTCAAATTTTAATGACGAAAGTTATTCCGGCGGTTCAAACATTCATAAATGAGAATGGAGATAAACTCGTCGCCGCTTTAAGTAAAGCGCTCAAAGCGATCATCGGCTTTGGATTCATCATCTTCAAAATCTTTTCATTCGTAGCAAAGAATAAAGGATTATTCACATCGCTCGGTATTATCTTCGCGGCCACATTCGTAGCAGCCAAAGTGATGGCATTCGTCACAGCGATACAGCAGCTGGTCAGGGCTTACCAAGCGATCCGAACAGCAGCTCTAGCAGCAGCAGGAGCGCAGGCAGTGGCAACAGGCGGAATTTCACTAACAGCCGCAGCCGCCGGCCTTGCCGCATTCGCTCTGACGGTTGGCGGCCTTACACTCGCCGTCAAAAAAGCAAATAGCGAGATGTCAAAGATGGAAGGCGCTGGCGAAGATTTAGATTTCACATTCGACGGATTAGACGGAGCGAGTGACGGCTTTCTCAACAGCCTCAAGGGGCTTAACATTGATCTTGGCAAAGCAGGAAAGAACACGAAGGCGCTGACAGCGGCAGACCTTAAACTTATCCAGACACAGAAGGCGCTCGCAAAATTGCGCAAATTAGGTGTCACACCAACCACAGAAACAGATCCGATCCAGCTCGAAGCCGCACGCCTAAATCTTGTAAAGCAAGCAAACTATCAAGAAGCAGAACGCGTCAAGGCCATCCTTGAAAATCTATCAGCGCAACTCAAGGCAAACGAAGCAATCAAGCGATACACAGACCTGCTCGGCGTTGTTGCAGATTCCAAAATTTCAGCAGAAGAAGTGATCGTCTTATCCCAGAAGTGGGGCATCAGCAAAGAAGCAGTGGTCGCATACACCAGCGCAATCTTCGCAGTCAACGACGGCAAGATCACCACGAAGGAAGTCGACGCACTCGCAGCGCAATGGGGCGTCACAAAGGCGCAGGCGCAGGTTTATCTCGACTTCTTCGCAGCTCTCAACGACGGCAAACTTTCAGATGAAGAGATAAACAAACTCGCAACCAAGTGGGGGCTAACAAACAAAGAAGTCGCCGATTATGCAAAGAAAATTTCAGAAGGAGCAACCCCTTCGAGCCTTTGGCCTACACCCGGCAACCAGGCAGAACAATCATGGAAGGACGCGCTCGCAGCTCTCAACGCCTACGTTAAAGCTTCAGGAGCGAAAATCGCAGCGCCGACCGTTCCAGCGCCAGTACCAGGCACGCCACTACCGCCAGGATTCACGCCAGTAATACCTTCAACACCAGGAGCCAAGAAGCCAGGAGATCCAGGCTTTATCGGGCCAGTCGCTCCGAAGGCAACGCCAGCACCGACACCAGCGCCGCAGACACAGTCAGATATTCAACGATTCCTCACGAGTAGAGGCTTGATCGCGATGGCCACCGGCGGCATCGTTACCAGCCCCACAGCAGCGCTGATCGGCGAAGCAGGGCCAGAGGCCGTGATTCCACTCGACCGGATGGGATCGATGGGCGGATCTACGATCAACATCGTTGTAAACGGCAGCGTGACAAGCGAAGGCGATCTCGTGAATTCAATTCGCAACGCCATTCTGCAAGGCCAGAATAACGGCCAGGCGATTACGAAGACAGCGATCCAACTCTGATGGCAGGCATTCCACAGCTCGGAGCCACGATCGACTTCACAAACGGCCCGGCATTTATCTCGGCAGCCTTCACCCTTGACGACCCAGTGAAGGGCCTACTAGGAACAGGGCAACTCGCAGATGCAGACGACTCGGTCGACATTTCGAGCATTATCCTTCGCTCTTCCATTCGAAGAGGACGCAACCGCATCCTGAATAAATTCGAAGCAGGAACGGCCGTCGTTGAGATCAAGGACGACACAGGCGACTGGAACCCGGCCAATACAGCAGGGCCATACTTCGGCAAGCTCGTACCCTTGCGCAAAATCCGAATCTTCGCAGATTACGAAGGCATCCGTTACTACTTATTTTCAGGCTTTATCACCAGCTACGACACCACCTTCGCACTTGGAGCCGATGAAGTTTCCAGAGTGATCCTGCAATGCGTCGACGGCTTCCGCCTTCTCAATAACGCAGCCATTACCACAGTGCCAGATTCAGGAGCAGGGCAACTAAGCGGAACGCGCATCAATAAACTTCTAGACGTCGTCGATTGGCCACTTTCACAAAGAGATATCAACGCCGGCGATAGCACCATGCAGGCAGATCCAGGAACAGCAGATAGAACCGTCCTCGAAGCGATTCAGACGGTAGAAAATAGCGAATTCGGTGGCTTCTTCCTAGACGCCGAAGGAAATGCAACCTTCTACTCAAGAACCACAGTCAGCCAATACGCAGACTCGACACCTGTGGTTTTCAGCGACGACGGCACAGGAATCGGATACGCCCAGATTGACCTGGCCTTCGATGACACTTTGATCGTAAATAACGTTTCAGTCCAAAGACTCAACGGCACAAACCAAGTGGTCAGCGACCAGACATCGATCGATGACTACTTTATCCATTCAGGAGCCAGAACCGGCATTCTCGTGCAGACAGATGAAGAGGCACTGAACCAGGCGACGATGATCTTGGAATCACGCAAAGACGCAACCCTGCGCATTGACTCCATGACCCTGAACCTTGTCGACGACGGCCAGGAAGCAAGAAACATCGCAGGCCTTGATCTGGAGATATTCGACCTCGTCAACATCACGAAGGCGATGCCAGGATCGACATCGATCACCAGAGAATTATTCGTGCAAGGCATGCAGCACGACATAACAAGGACAACTTTCACCACTAAGATACTGACAAGCGAACCGATCATCCAGGCGTTTATCCTAGACAGCACAGTGCAAGGCATTCTGGACGTCGCAGGCGTCTTAAGTTACTAACAAGGAGATATCATGGCAGGAGCAGGCTACAAGTTATTCGCAACAGGAGATGTGCTCACAGCAGCTCAAGTGAACACTTTTCTGATGCAGCAGACGGTGATGGTATTTGCCGATTCAGCAGCTCGAACCACAGCCCTAAGCGGAGTATTGGCAGAGGGCATGGTTTCATATCTCCAGGACACAAACAGCCTCGAAGTTTATGACGGATCAGGCTGGGTAGGAGCAACCGGCGATATCACAGCTCTGACAGCAGGAACCGGAATTAGCATAACCAACCCCACTGGCCCAATTCCAACCGTTGCGATCGACACAGCCGTAACCGCAGACTTAACCACAGCGCAGACTTTGACCAACAAGACGCTGACGACCCCAGTCATTTCTTCGATCACAAACACCGGAACTTTGACCCTTCCGACTTCGACCGACACATTGGTAGGAAGAGCGACCACAGATACGCTCACAAACAAGACGCTGACAGCCCCGGTCATTTCCACCATCGCAAACACCGGCACTTTGACCCTTCCGACTTCAACCGACACATTGGTAGGCCGCGCAACCGCAGACACGCTCACAAACAAAGTCCTTCTCAGCCCAGAAGAGCGAACCACAGTCACAGCCACAGCAGCGACAGGCACAATCGCCTACGACGCCGTAACCCAGGGCGTCCTTTATTACACCAGCAACGCCACCGGGAACTGGACGCTAAATATTCGCGGCGATTCATCAACCACGCTCAGCTCGATATTGGCCGTAGGAGATGCGATCACAGTCACGCATCTCGTTACAAACGGCGCAACTCCGTACTACAATAACGTCTTGCAGATCGACGGATCGACAGTGACGCCGAAGTTTCAGGGCGGAACGGCATACACAGCCGGCAACGCCTCAAGCATTGACGCCTACGTTTATACCGTCGTCAAGACTGCGGCGACGCCGACCTACACAGTATTCGCAAGCCAGACGAAATTTGCATAAGGGGAATCAATGTCACCGATACTTGGAGCAAGGGGTGGTCTTGCAGCTTCTGCTTACGGATTCACATCATCTAAACCAAAGCCAGTAGTAACGGGCGGAACTCTTCACACCTCAGGCGGATTTAATTATCGAGTATTTACAGGTAATGGCACTTTAGGAGTTACGGGCGGTACTTTAATCGCTGACATCCTAGTAGTCGCAGGCGGCGGCTCAGGTGGATTTTCCTCACCCGGCGGTGGTGGCGCTGGTGGTTTATTAGGTTTTACATCGCAAAGTCTTACCCCCGCTAATTACAATATTACAATCGGCGGTGGTGGCCCATTTCCGACCACAGTAGGTGTAGGCAATGATGGAACATCCTCACAATTTGGCTCACTTACTTCAGCAGATGGCGGCGGCGGCGGTGGATTTCGATCTGGCGTTACTGGTTCCAATGGCAGAAATGGCGGTTCGGGGGGTGGTGGTGCCGAAAGTGTAAATACTAGTGGCGGCACAGGAACTAGCGGCCAAGGTAACAACGGTGGAAACTTTAACGGCGGCGGCGGTGGCGCCACTCAAGCAGGCGCAAATGGATATGGATCAGGAGTAACCGCTTCAGGTAAAGGCGGAGATGGTTCATCTGCGTATTCATCTTGGGGCGTTGCAACTAGCACAGGCGAAAACGTGTCTGGCACACATTGGTATGCAGGCGGCGGTGCCGGTTACGCATTTCCATTGGCAGGTGCATCAGGCGGCAACGGCGGCGGCGGAGATAACGTTTATCCTTCTACACCTAATTTAGCCGGAAGTCCTAACACAGGCGGCGGCGGTTCTGCCGATCCATCAGGCGCAGGCGGTTCAGGAATTGTAATTGTGAGGTATCCGGTATGAGTCACTGGGCAGAATTAGACGATGCAAATAAAGTGATTCGCGTACTTGTTGGAGATAACAATGATCCAGCAGGCGATGAAGGATATCAATGGCTTATTGATAATCTCGGTGGCACTTGGATAAAAACTTCGTACAATTCCAACATACGCGGAACATATGCAGGAATTGGATATTTATACAATGAAGAAGAAGACATCTTCATAACGCCGCAACCTTACCCATCATGGATAAGAAGCGGATCATTCTGGCAAGCGCCTACGCCGATGCTAGAAGATGGCAAACTTTATAGATGGGATGAGGAATCCTTATCCTGGATCGAATTCGAGATCCCGACTTATTAAATGAAACTAAACGACATAGTGGAAACCATTATTGTTAAGAACTTAAAGCGCAGAGATGATCGCCTTGAAGCTATAAGTAAACAGCTTGATGCTTTAGGTATAAATTGGATCAGATTTGATGTTATTGATCATCAAGGAACAAGAGCCAGCGCAACCTGGTGGAATGCCTTCAACGGACTTCAAGCCATCAGATATGCAAAACATGCAAAATTACCTTGTGTTTTAATTCTTGACGATGACTGCCTCTTCGTGGATGACTTTGCAGAAAGATTCGAAGAACTCTGGCCTCACATTCCACCGGATTGGGATTATGTTTCTTTCGGAGAAATCTTCGGTGATAAAAAAGAGATTTATCCAGGAATCGTGGAAAGCCAAAATAGCTGGGGCGGTCACGCGAGCCTTGTTCGTGACACTCTCTATGATTTATTCTTAGAAAATATTGATGGTTCAGAATTTGCAGATGAACAGATGAATCGCAAGATTAAACCTCACGCAAAATGTTATGTTTTCTCGCCTTACTTGATAACGCAAGCGGCAGGCTTTTCAGATCATTCAGGGGATTATGCAACAAATCACTTGTTCGATTAAATAACTATAAAGGAGAGAAATGGCTTCCTCAAAACAACTGCTCGTCAATTCAACCGCCCAGATTCTTATTGAATCCTACGGAGAGAACCGCCGAGTCATTCTACGAAACAGCAACGACCATCCCTGCTTTCTCGGCGGAGCCGATGTCAACAGCAGCACAGGCATGCAATTCCAGAAAGACACCGGCCTAGATTTTCTGGTTCCGATTAAAAGCGTGATCTACGCCGTCACCGCCGGCAACCACACGACCACCGTATCCGTTCTCTATTTGGAGCCATAAGATGACCGCCCAGGATTACGCAGCTCTGGCCGTTTCACTTCTTACGATCGGCGGAGCCTTTATCGCGATGACCAGATGGCTCGTCAAGCATTACCTACAAGAATTGAAACCAAACGGGGGCAGCTCAGTCAAAGACCAAGTCAACCGATTGGAAAAGCGCCTAGATGAAGTTTATAGCCTGCTTCTTAGCAACAGCGATCGTTCTAAGCCTTAGCGGATGCGGATACCAGGGATGGGTTCGATATCCTTGCCAGGAATATGAGAACTGGAGCAAACCAGAGTGCCAGCCGCCGCAATGCGAAGCGCTTGGCCAATGCACGAAAGACCTTCTCCCAGAAGTGGAAAACCAAAATGGCTAGGAAGCGTTTCACCCCCGAAGAACTTCACGCACGCCTGATCGTGAGCATCGGCATTATTCTGGCGATTGTCTTCGCCGGATCCGTTTTCAGCCTTCTATACGCCTTGCTTTTCATTACGCAGCCGATGGCACAGGCCCCCAACGATGCCGCATTTATCGATCTAGTTTCCACATTGTGCGTCTTTCTGACCGGCACGCTTGCAGGAATACTGAGTGCCAATGGGCTAAAATCTAAACCGAAGCCACAAGAAGGGGAAGCAAGTGAGTCAATTAAATAAGTTTCTAGAAGTAGCCATAGCAGAACTCGGCTACATTGAAGGGCCAGCAGATAACCAAACGAAATACCAGAAGGCAAACCAAGCATGGTGCGGAGCATTCGTGAACTGGGTAGCAAAGCAAGCCGGCGTCAAGATTCCAAACTGCGTGTACACGCCAGCAGGAGCGACAGGCTTCATGGACAAGAAGGCCTGGACATTGGCAGAAGTAGCAGATCCACAGCCAGGGGATATCGCCTTCTTTGATTTCCCAGGAGATGCACTTGATCGCATTTCACACGTTGGAATCGTAATCAAAAATAACGGCAACGGAACAGTCACCACAATCGAAGGCAACACAGCCTCAGATAAGAAGGGCGACCAGCGCAACGGCGGCGAAGTCTGCAAGAAGGTGCGTGCATTTAAGAAGAAGAATCGCGGCAAGGTTCAACCATCGCTGCCAGTCTTTATCGTAGGATTTGGCCGCCCTAAATTTAAGGAGATAACAAATGGATAAGAAGAAGCTCGAAGCGATGGCGATGACATATCTGCGAGCAGGAGCAGCAGCAGTCGCAGCCCTTTACATGGCAGATCCAAACCGCCCACTCAAGGAATACCTTGCAGCAGGAATCGCAGCAGTCGCCGGCCCACTCTTGAAGGCCATCGATCCAAAGGCGATCGAATTCGGACGCGGAGCAAAGTAGTCGATGAATCGGGGGGAAATTCTTCAAGAAGCAGCTCGACTCACAGCCAAAGATCGCCAGAAGATATACGGCGATCCAAGAACCAACCACTGCCGTATTGCAGACTTATGGACGATATATCTTGAGCACGAAGTAACACCGCAGCAGGCAGCGATCTGCATGGCGCTAGTCAAAGTCGCCCGATTGATGGAAACAGAAACCCTAGACTCCTTCGTAGATTTAGCGGCCTACGCCTGCATTGCTGGCGAGATTGCGACATGGCACGAATGAAAGAGATGATCATCCTCGTACCAACCAGAGGACGCCCACGCAACGCAGTGGAACTATTGGCAGAGCACGACAAACTTTCCACACATTCGGACATCATCTTCGTCATTGACGCAAACGATCCAGAGCACGATGCCTACGAATACGAAGTAGGCGCAGACAAGTGCATGACGATCGAGAACGAAACCCGGGGCATGGCATACCCAATCAACAAGGCAGCGAGCGCCATCGTAAAGAAGGGCGAATATAAATACTTCGCCTTCCTCGGCGATGACCACCGCCCACGCACCGCCGGGTGGGATTCACTTCTTATCCAGGCGATGCAGAAGCGACCGTCGATGGCCTACGGCAACGACTTGCTACAGAAGGAACGACTTCCAACCATGATCGCGATGACCTCGGACATCGTCAAAGCGCTCGATGGAATGGTTCCGCCAAAGATGAAACATTTATACCTTGATAACTTCTGGAAGAAACTAGGCCAGGATTTAGGAGCACTCACCTATCTCGATCACGTGATCGTTGAGCACATGCATCCGATGGCAGGCAAAGCGGAATGGGATGAGGGATACAAGGAAGTCAACGCGACCGAAATATATTCATTCGACGCGCTCGCCTACCAGAACTACATTCAAAGCGAAGCCTACGAATTGCTCAGGCGCAAATTAAAGCCATGAAGCAGCTCATCGCTTACTCTTTATACGGCAGCGAAGAGCGATACACGATCGGCGCGATCAAGAACGCAATTCTGGCGACCAGGCACTTCAAAGGATTCACCCTGCGCTTCTACACCGGGGCCAGCGTTCCAGAATCAATCAAGCAAACCCTTCAGCTCTTCCCCCACGTGCAGCTCGTAGACCAGCCAGGGCCAGAAGACCACACAGCCAAACTCTGGAGATTTCAGGCTTTGGCAGACCAGGACTTCGACGTCGTTCTCAGCCGCGACGCAGACGCCAGGCTAACGCACCGGGAACGGATTGCGCACGAAGAGTTTCTAGCAAGCGGCCTCGATTTCCACATTATGAAAGACCACCCCACAGGCCACAATTACCAGATCAGCGCCGGCATGTTTGCAGCTCGTACCTGGGCAATCCCGGCCGATTTGACGCCCCCAGAAGGCCAGAATTACTACACGCAAGACCAAGACTGGCTGGCGGCCCACATTTGGCCATTAATTAAGGACAGCACCCTGATCCACGATGAGAGCTACCAAACCCCCACAGAAGGCCACAGCAAGCGCCGCCCATTCCCGATCGGCAAGAAGGCAACCCTGCACCACATAGGGGCGGCTTTGGAAGCAGACGACCGCTTCGTTTTCAGCATTGACCAGGCGATGGCAAAGGCCGAATCAGGAAGCGACAAATACCTGGCAGAATGGCTCATATGAAAATTCTTATAACAGGAGATGCCGGCTTCGTTGGCCGCGCCTTCCACAGAGCACTAGACGACAAAGGCCATGAGATCACCGGCATCGACATCGCAAACGGCATCGATTGCAGGGATTTCTTCAAGAAGGACGACACCAGATACGACGTCGTTATTCACCTCGCCGCGATCGTCGGGGGCAGGGCCACGATCGAAGGGAACCCTTTGGCCGTTGCCAGCGACCTGGCGATCGACAGCGACATGTTTCAGTGGGCGGTAAGAACCAAGCCGAAGCACCTCGTCTATTACAGCAGCTCGGCGGCCTACCCGATCTATTTGCAGAGAGCCGCCTACCAGCAACGACTTCGAGAAGGCGACATCAATCTCGACCACATTCGAACCCCAGACTTGAGCTACGGATGGGCAAAATTGACCGGCGAAACTTTGGCCAGA